CAAAACGAACCATTACTCATATTGCTGAGATTTATGAAGTCTCAGCGGTAACATGGCCAGCATATGAGCAGACTTCCATCTCATCTCGTTCGCTGGAAAGCGGACAGAAGAGTCTTGCGGATGCAAGGGCAGCACTGGAGAGTGCTCGACAGAAGTCAAGAAAGATTGCTGACCTTAATCAACGATTAAAGGAGATTAATCATGACTAAGGAAATGAAAGAAATCCTTGATTTGTTAAAAGCAAACGAGGAGAGGGGACAGGCTTTAGAGCCACTTGCTGAGACAGCAGAGTCTGCAGATATCGAAGCAAGAGAGGCAGAGCTTAACGAGATAGCCGAAGAGCGCAAAGCTCTTGAAGCTAAAAAGTTAAAGCTTGAGGAAGAGGAAAGAGCAGCAGCGGCTTTGAATTTAAATCCTCAGCTTGGCGAAAAAATCGAACAGAAAGGGGAGTCAAAAATGACAAATAAAGAAATCAGAAGCTCACAGGCTTACGTAGATGCTTATGCTAATTACATTAAGACAGGTAAGGCTGACGAGTGTCGCGCTCTTTTAACTGAGAACGCAACAAACGGAACAGTAGCTGTTCCAGCAATTGTTTATGATATTGTAAAAAATGCCTGGGAGAACGAGGCTATTATGGCCCGCGTTAGAAAGCTTTATGCAAGAGGAAATCTCAAAGTAGGATTTGAAGTTTCATCTGACGGAGCTGTCATTCATACAGAAGGCGGCGATGCTGTAAGTCCTGAGAATCTTGTGCTTGGAATCGTAAACATCGTTCCACAGTCAATCAAGAAGCTCGTTAAAATTTCTGACGAGGTTGTTGATATGGGCGGAGAAGAGTTCCTTCGCTATATCTACGATGAAATTACTCATCAGATTGCTAAGAAAGCAGCTGATGTATTAATCGGCTTGATTATTGCTTCTCCTACAACAGCTACAACTACAAGCGTAGGTGTTCCAGTAGTTACGAGCACACAGGTATCAGTTAGCCTTGTAGCTGAGGCTATGGCTGCTTTATCTGATCAGGCAACTGACCCAGTTGTAATTATGAATAAGGCAACATGGGGAGAATTCAAAAAGGCTCAGTATGCTAATAAGTTTAATATTGATCCATTTGAGGGCCTCGATGTCATCTTTAACAATTCATTAAAGAGCTTCACAGTTGCTACTACTGGCGATACATATGCAATCGTTGGCGATTTGGCTGAAGGCGCAATCGCAAACTTCCCTAAACGCGAAGAGATTGATATCAAGTATGACGACAGGACAGATATGGCATCTGACCTCGTTAATATCCTTGGCCGTCAGTATGTAGGCCTTGGCGTTATCGGTCCTGATGCATTTGTAAAAATTGTTAAGTAAAAAAGGAGAATAAATCATGAATATACTCATAGCTGTTCCTTCAATGGATTCCGTTCCAGCTGTGTTCGCACAATCTCTTGCGATGCTTGAGAAAGTTGGCGATTGCGCAATCGCGTTTCAAGTTGGTTCCTTGGTATATACAAGCAGAAATGACTTAGCACTGAAAGCGATTCGCATGGGTGCAGATTTTGTACTTTGGCTTGATTCAGATATGTTGTTCGAACCAGATACCTTGAAGAAGTTAATGAAAACATTAATGGATAATAATCTTGATATGGTATCAGGAATCTATTATCGAAGAATCGCGCCATATACTCCAGTACTACTCAAAAAGCTTGAGATTAATGAAAGCGGAAAGTGCGAAAGCGAAGGCTTCAAAGAGACACCTGTGAATCTCTTTGAAGTTGAAGGCTGCGGCTTTGGGTGTGTTCTGATGAAGTCGAAAGTCTTATTTGACGTAATTGCGCACTATCAGGATGCCTTTACTCCAATGGAAACAGTTGGAGAAGATTTGGCATTTTGTATAAGGGCGCGAAATCTTGGTTACAAAATTTATGCAGATCCTGGCGTTTCGCTAGGACATTGCAGCCATCAAATAATTACTAAAAAATTTTATGAAGCATTCATCCAGGCAAGCAAGGAGAGAAAAAATGACGAATGAAGAGCTTTTTCAGTTTACAAAAAAATCATTGAGAATCGCAAGCACAAGCTTCGACTCAGAAATCTCTGCTCTTATCGAAGCAGCTGAAGCTGATATCACGCAGGCGACAGACAAGGCATTTGATATTGACGACATCGTTCAATGCAATGCGGTAGCTGTCTATTGTCAGGGGTATTTCGGCTATGGCGATGATAAGGGAATCGCTCGCTATCAGGATATGCTTCAAAGTATCGGGCTAAGGAAGATTAAATTCGCAAACGAGGTAATTCATACATGAGAGACGAAGGAATTATGAAGTTTTATACCCTTAAAAACACGGCAGCTCCTGGCGCAATGGCAAAAGAGCAGCTTGTTAATTTAAATCTTATTGCGTATTACGCAAATAAAACGATTGGATTTAATCGACTTTATGCTGCTAAGGGAGCCAATTATCGGCTTGATAAACTCGTTAGAGCTTATCTGACTGAGCTTCCTGAAGAGGCCCGTTATGTAATTTTAGAAGATGGCAGACAGTATCAAATTGAGGACATCAATGTCATTGTTGACGAAGATGCCATCGATTTATCGCTTGAGAGATTGGAGAGCTATTATGAAGTCGCTGACGAATCTAATTAATATTCCTTTGACAGAGTTCGGAAAGCTAGATTTCACTTATCATTATTTGAAGCCTGAAAGAGTCCTTGCTCCATATGCTGTATGGCAAGAGCAATCTGAAAAGGACTTTCATTCAGACAATTCAAAAAGCGAAAGAGTGCTCGAAGGAATTATTGATTTTTATACTTTAATTGAAAATGATCCAAAGCTAGATTTGATTGAGGAAGCTATGGAGACTATTCAAGCGACCTGGGCTCTTGTTACCGTTTTGTATGAAAACGAAACAAAGCTAATACATTATAGCTGGGAGTGGAGCATCAAATGAGTGGAGTATCTACAAAAGGCCTAACTGAGACGATGAAAATGTTTGAAAAAATCGAAGGTAATACAGACGAGATTATCGAAGATGCAATTCGAGATGGCATTGCAGTTGTAACAGATGAAATGAGGCGACAAATTTCATCGCTAAAAACATCAGACGAATACGAGGCTGGCGATAAAATGCGCTATCCATCTAAAAGAGATATTAAGGGCCTTCTTGATTCACTTGGCTTTACTCCAGTAAAGATGGATGGAACAAAATTTGACATCAAGAGCGGTTTTGATGGCTATAACTCAAATGTAACCAAAAAATATCCAAAAGGCCACGCTAATCAAATGGTTGCTAATTCTATAAACAAGGGGACAAGCTTTATGCCAGCGCAGCCTTTTATTAATCGCACAACAAAGACAGCGAAAGCTGCCGCATTAGATGCGATTGAAAAAAGAATAATTAAAGAGATTTCAAAAATAAATAAATAAGTTTACTTATTTGGAAGGAGAATATCATGAGTGCTGTTGGAAAAGTAATAACAGGCTTTTCAAAGCCTTATGTTGCAATCTATTCCGCAAGCGAAGGGACTGTGACATATACAAACGCGCAGCTTCTTGCTCGTGGCGTGTCAGTTACTGCTTCTCCAGAAAGTTCAGACGCTAATAATTTCTACGCAGATAACATTATCGCTGAATCATTAGCTGGCGAATTTACTGGCGGACAAGTAACTTTGACAGTTGACGGCTTGCTCCAGGATGCCGAAAAGCTTATCCAGGGCCTTGCAGCTGCCGACGAAGATGGATTTATTCATTACAACGATAATCAAACAAAGCCATTCTGCGGCATTGGATTCATCATTCGATATATGTCTGATAATGTAACATACTATACTCCAGTCATATTTACAAAAGGAACATTTAATCAGTTTGAAACAACAGCTGAGACACAAGGCGAAGAAGTTGAATTCCAGACACAGGAGTTAGTATTTAACATTATGAAAGATGATTCCGCTGTACATGATTGGAAGCTTGTAGGCGGAGAGCTCGCATCAGAATCAGCAGCTGAAGCTGTTATCCAAGAAAAGCTCGGAGTTACAATCGAGCCACCAATTACAACATAAAAGTAATATTTTTGAGGTCTGAAGGAAGCTTCAGGCCTCATTTCATTGAAGAGGAGAGATGAAATGATTGATTTAAATAGTATAAAGTTCGAGCGTACAGTTTGGGCTGAAAAAAATCTAGCAAAGTTATGCCCTGGCAATAATATCAAACAATTTACAAAAGTCTTATCAACTGATGACACAGAAAAGCAATTTGCAATTATGCAAGATATGATCATTATTATGCACGATGCTTATGAGAAAAAAATGAAATTCTTGGGCGAAGATTTTGAGCCTATTAAGGTTACAAAAGATATGCTAGATCAACTTAATGAAGAAGAATTATCTGCTTTAGCTGTTAGAGCGTTTGCAGATTTCAAGGCAGACGGGGAAGTCACAGTTGAAGCTGAACCAATAAAAAAAGAAACAGCCGAAGTTCAGGAAGAATCTACATAAATGATTCTTGGCTCATTTACTTCGGCCATAAATTAAATATGAGCCGCGAAGAAACTTTAAACACTCGCTGGGGCGAGTTCATTGATCTAATTAATTGTAGATCAATTGAAAATGGCGGAGCTAAGCAAAAGCCGCCAAAAAGAACAATGGACTTTTTTGATTTTCTTGCATTAAGGTAAGGAGAATTTTATGGCTACAATAGGCGTAAAAATTGAGCTTGAAGGAGCTCCTCAATACAAAGAGAATATGGCCAACCTTAACCAGCAGACAAAGCTTTATCAAGCACAGCTGAAAGCTTTAACTGCTGAGATGGGCTCAAATACTTCTGCATTTAAAAAAAGCATAACTGAATCGAAAGCTTTAGAGCAGCAGCTTGAAGCGCAGAAGAATCAGTCAAAGCTTCTTGAGGAGCAGATTGCAAAAACTTCTGAAAAGTATGGCGAAGATTCAACTCAAGTTTTGCGCTTAAAAACGCAATATCAAAATTTACAAGCTGCAATTGCAACCACAACAAAAGAGCTCGAATCTCATGGCGGCACGCTTGGAGCAATCGGCGCGCAGTTTTCTGAAATTGGAGACAAGCTTCAAGGCATTGGCGATAAAGTCTCAAGTGTAGGCGATAAACTAACCAAAGGACTAACAGCTCCAATCGCAGCAATTGGAGCAGCTTCCACTGTAGCATTTAATGAAGTTGATGCTGGCCTTGACACAATCATAAAAAAGACTGGTGCCAACGGGGAAGCCTTAGAAGAGCTCCAAGGAATCTATGAAAATATCGCTACAACGATTCCAGCTTCATTTGATGAAGTTGGAAATGCTGTCGGCGAAGTCAATACGAGATTTGGAGCTACTGGAGAGGAGCTTGAAAATTTATCTACAAAATTTATAGAGTTCGCTCAGTTAAATGATACATCAGTATCAAATTCAATTGATACAGTTCAAGGAGCAATGGCTGCGTTTAATTTAAGCTCAGAAGATACAAGCGAAGTGCTTGATATTCTCAACAAAGCAGGACAGGACACAGGCATTTCTGTTGATTCACTTGCTTCAAGCTTGCTGACGAATGCTTCTGCTATGACAGAGATGGGCTTTAGCTTTAACGAGTCCGCGGGATTTATTGCTAATCTTGAAAAAAATGGTATTGATGCCAGTGCTGCAATGGCAGGCCTAAAAAAAGCATTCACTAATGCTTCAAAAGATGGCAAAGGCATGGATGAAGCTCTTGCTGAATTGCAAGAAACAATGAATTCAGCAAGCTCAGATACAGAAGCTTATCAAGCTGCTATTGAATTATTTGGCTCAAAGGCAGGGCCTGCTCTTGCAAAGGCGGTCCAGGAAGGCAGGATTTCATTTGATGAAGCAAAGAATTCTGTTCAAGATTATGCCAATTCTGTAACATCAACTTTTGAATCTACTCTTGATCCAATGGATCAATTTCAAGTAAATATGAATCAGTTGAAGCTTGTGGGCACGGATCTAGTTAATTCAGCAGCTCCAATGATTACAGAAGCTATGACTATTATGGGCGATGTAATTCAAAAGGTAGCTGATGCCTGGAATAGCTTATCGGAGGATGAAAAAGAAAACGTTATTCAAATCGGCTTAGTTGTTGCGGCAATAGGTCCAGCCGTTTCCATTATTGGAAACTTAATAAGCGGCATAGGCTCTGTTGCAAGTGGTATTAGCGGCGTAATCAAATTCTTGCCAACGCTTTCAGGCCTTGCCACGACAATCGGCGGTGTTATAACAGGAACAGTGATTCCTGCAATTGGCGGCGTAATCACAGCCTTAACTCCATTTTTGCCAATCATTGCAGCAGTAGCTGCAGCAATTGCAGCAGTCATTCTCGTAGTTCAAAACTGGGGAACAATTACTGATTGGGTATCGGAAAAATGGGCGATGTTTACCGAATTTATATCAAACGCAGTTTTGACTATTCAAAACTTCTTTGAGGAGCACTTTGGCATTTTAGGCCAGATTTTTTCAACGAAACTCGAAATCATAAAAATAATCGTTCAAACAGCTTTCAACGCAATAAAAATAATAATCGAGACTATTGGAAAGCTAATAAAAGCAATCTTTTCGGGCGACTGGGATGCCATTGCAGAGATTTTCTCAGAAGCCTGGGAGAAATTGAAAGAGACTGTAGGCGAAGGCATCAAGAAAGTATTTGAAAAAATCGGAGAGCTTGGCGAAAAAATCAAAGATAAATTCGACGAATTAAAGCAAGACGCTATCGACTGGGGCAAGCATCTGATTCAAAACTTCATCGATGGAATCATGGCTAAATGGGAAGCGTTAAAGCAAAAAGTGCAGCAGGTAGCTCAGACAGTCAAGGATTATCTCGGCTTCACGGAGCCTGAAATGGGTCCGTTAAAGGATTTTAATTCGTGGCCGAGGCATATGATGCAAAACTATGCAAATGGAATTGATGCGGCAAGGTATCTTGTACAAGATGCTATTGCAGATATTGCGCAAGATGTGACTGTCCTTGCTAATCCAATCGATTCAGAGGAAGTCTATGCAGCAATTCAAGCAGGTGCTTCTGATGCAAATCTATCACTTGCAATCGGAGACAGAGAATTCAAGCGATCAATGAGGGATATGGGGGTAAGCTTTGGCTAATATAAGATATGTATCATCATCAAACGTCAGCTTCAATTTATTATCCTTTGAAGCTGCGAAGTTGGAGACAGCCAACTTCCATAAGGTATCATGGGGAGTCGAAACTGTAAAGAAGCAGTTTGGTACAACAATCAATAGATTCACAAAGCAGCCTCAGACTTTTTCGGTCAAATTCAAATTTAAAGGCGACCCTGCCCAAAGAAAGCAGCAGATTGATAATTTGATTTTTCAGACTGAAAAAGATATAGCCGACATGAATCCAGGGCGAATATATTGGAATAATCAATATATAAGTGTGTACCTTATTGAGCACAGCACTTACCCAGAAGATTCTGGCATGAATTACACGATTACAGAAGGAAAATTCTATGCTCCATTTCCATTTTGGATAGAAGAGAAGCTTCTTGTAATTAAGCCATCAGAAGGCTCATCAGGCGAATATCCTGAGAATGTCAAAGGCTTTCCTGAAGAGCGTGATTGGGTTTATCCATATGACTACGCTTATCCATACGCAAGGAATATCATCTATTTTGATGCAGATTCGGCCTTGCCTTCTGATTTCAAAGTGGCCTGCTATGGGCCAGTGTTAAACTATGTGAATTTCTATATTGATGGGCACGAATATAAAGTCAATTATGAGCTTCGAGAAGGCCAGATTATGTTCATTGATACAAGAGACTATCTGCCTATTTCAGAGCGTTGTTATGTGCTTAACGAAAACGGCACGCGTACAAATGTATTTGATTATCGAAGTCCAAACTCAACGCTATTTGAGAAGATTCCTGCAGGAAATGCTCAAATGAATTATAGTCGATCATTTCGAATAGATTTAACAATCTTCCAAGAGAGGAGTGCTCCAATATGATTATTATTGATTCTGAGCTTCATGAGCTTGGCGAGATTGAGACTGATGTAGACGTTGAAATCGGCTCAGCAAATTCATCAAATGACTTTGAGCTTACCAATGCCACGATGCAAGATATAAGCCCAGGCGGATTTTATATTCCTGGAACAGAAATCGGCGGCCTTATCGATTATACAAAAGATAGAGCTGATCAGGATTATACTGTGCTTCGAGGATATACCTGGCGAGGGCTTCTTGCAATGCGCACGTTGATGCCGCCTGCAGGAAGCGATTATTTGATTGTATCAGGCGATGCTAATGCAATTATCTCGACAATTATCGGAAATGACTTCGACGAAATATTCACAGTAAGCTCAGAAGCATCAGGCCTTACAATTTCAAGCTATCAGATGCCCTTATATATAAATATGCTAGACGGAATTGAAGGAATGCTGGAGAAATATGGCTATAGGCTTAAAATCTCAGCATCAAAGGTCCAATCTAACGAGCCTATTCAAATATTAATTGAGGCGGTTGAGGCCACGCTTATTGCTGGCACATTCAACGAAGATAATGGCATTCCGATGTCATTTGAAATTGATAATATGGGATATAATCACATCATTTGTGCAGGCCAAGGTGAGCTTCAAAACAGAATGATTCGACATTTATATATCGATGAAAATGGCGAAGTTTCGACTACTCAATACTATACTGGTCTTGAAGAGCGACAATATTTCTATGATTATGCTTCAGCTCAATCTGAGGATGATTTAATTGATAACGGCAGAAAGAAACTGCTTGAAATTGCAAGTCACAAAACGCTGTCAATGAAAGCTCCTTCAGATTACACGCTTCAAATAGGCGATTTAATTCGAGGCAGCTTCCCAGATGGCACAGTCATCGAAAGTCCAATCATTCAGAAGGTTTACAAAATCGATGATGGAATTGAAAAAATAGAGTACAAAATTAAAGGAGAGTAATTATGGCAATCTTAATTAATGGCGATGGAAATCTCGCAGTTTACGCGGCACAAGATGCCGACTGGTTTGCCTCAATCATGGGCAATGTAACTTCAATTACAGCCGTAGGCCATCAATTCGCTTCTGAGGTTGTATCTGCAAATGAGGTAGCTGTTTCTGATGGTGTTATTATCACAAAAGAAGGCCGAAGAATTCAGCTTGATACGGATCAGATTGATACATTTGATATTCCGCTGGGAGCAGCTGATGAAACCAACTATTATATTATCGGCTACTACCTTTATAGAGATGGCGATTCGAATGAGCTCTGTGATACATTCGTTGAATTAATGGATAATTCAACAGCGACAATTCAAGAAGATACCTTCAAGGAAGGAGCTAATGATGTATATGTATCGCTTTATCGAGTTACCCAGGAAAGCTTCACAATTACATCCGTTGATCTATTGCTTCCTTCAATTGCGAATATTACAAGTGTGGTTGATGATCTAACTGCAAGCGATAATTTAAAGTTTCAATTCACAAAAAGCGGCTCACAATATGGATATTTGAATAGTGGGGGGACATTCGTCCCTTTTAAAAATCCCACTGGCAGTACGAGCATAACAGCCAATGGGACTTATGATGTGACTGATTATGCCAGTGCAGCAGTAAACGTTCCAAATACTAATTCAGGAACGTTTAAACCAACAACCAGGGCTGCTTCGATTGATATGGGAGCGACAAATTCATACAGATACGTCAATACCACTTCGGTACCAAATAATAACACAACGACTTATAGTGTTACATCAAACGGCACTAAAGATATGGGACAAACTAATGTTTATCGGTATGTTAAGGTCGCTTGCTCTCCTGGATGTGCTGAATTATATCGAGGAAATGCAGGCTCAGGTTCAGTAACTTGTGCAGTCGGAGATATTGTTCTAGTCGTAACTATGTCATCAACAGTCGCTTTTACAGCTGGGGCCAATCAAATTTATAAAGCAACAGGTTCAAATGTAAACGCCGTTGCTGTACTTATGGGTATTGCAACCGCCACAACTGTTTCATGGAACAATGGCTCATACTGGACTAATGTTTTAAAATTTTTCGTAAACTAAAACAAAACTGAAAAATATCAATAAAGCTAATGTTTATCGGTATGTTTCAGTTGCGGTTGCGAACAGCAATCCAGTAGCAAATCGCAAGACAAATACTTTTAATAATACTACTACTGGTTATGTTTCAGGCCTTACATCTGGACAGAAATATCTATTAATAGTTTGTCAATTCAAATGGGGCGGAAATAGCTATCCGATTAATATTGTTAGCGGCGCGACAGTCATTGAAGCATTGACTGAAAACTGGCACGCAATCGTTACAAATTCAGCTTATATGTGGCTTGCCACAGTTAAAGCGACAGCTACACAAATCGGAGTTTCGATTGACTCATCTGCGCAGAATGTAAATTTGACTTGTATACCGCTGCTTTAACATTAACGACAAGCCAAATAATAAACTGTCTGGCCTGCGTATGTATCAAGGCCGAGAGTGAAGCCATCAGAATTAATACTATATAACACATATGAGGCGTCAATATCACTGTTTAGAGGAGCCTGAAATGGCCCATAAGCACTTCCGCCAGATATGCCCCAAACCCAGTTTTGTCCGCCGTAATACCTAGAAACACGCTGGGCGGCATTCGATGTAACGCTTATCATTAGCGAGGTAGGTTGAAAGCCTACTGTGACTGTTGTTCGTGCAGTTGTAGATCTGGCCACACTTCCAGCTGCTACAGTTGCAGGAACGTTAACTGAAACATACCGATAAACATTAGTTTAATAAATAGAAAAAGAAGGGGGAAAGATTTATGAGTAAAACATTTTGGAAAGCTGCCCTGATTAGGGCTATCAGAACATTTTGTCAAACTTTTATTGCAGCAGCTGGAGCTGCCCAGGCAATTGAAGAAGTACGATGGAAATATGTCCTTAGTGCAGCAGCTCTTTCCTTTATTCTTTCAATTGGAACATCGGTCGCAACAGGACTTCCAGAAGTAGAAGAGGAGTAGCTTATGAATGAAAATTCAAGAATTAGCTTATCTTTGATTTTTTCTTTAATTGCTGCAATCGGAGTCATTTATAAGATTATTCGCGACAAAAAAAGTGATAATGCAAGCGATGTCGTTAATGCAGTACAGAGCGCGACGCAATTCACGCAGCTTAGTGTGAAGCTTGATGGATTGATTCAGCAATTTACCGATTTCGTTAAGGCAAACGAAAAAACAATCGATAAAATATCAATCCTGGCAGCTGAGCTTGCAGATACAAAGAATAAGATTCAAAGATTAATGGACGCTAAAAAAGAGCTCGAAAAACGAATTGAAAAGCTGGAAGGGGGAAAGTAATATGATGACTGTCAGGCAATCGACAGAAAAAGCCCAGGCTATGATGAAATACTATAAATATCTCTATGGAGCTAAAGGCCAGCCATATACGAAGAGTTTAGTTGAACAGCTCGCTAAACAATATCCAAAAAAATTCACGGCAGCTTTAAAAAAAGAAGCTTTAAAAGATGCAGACAAAGGCTTTATGGCAGGCGACTGCTCTTTTTTTGTTTGTTCAGTTTTAGGTATTCCTCAAATCAATTCGCTTGCTATTAAGCAGCGAGCTTTAACTTTAATTAAGCCATCTAAAAGCTCAGCAAGAGAAGGCATGGCTCTCTGGAAAAACGGCCACGTCGCATATATCGGCGATGGGCTTAAAATATATGAATTTAAAAATACGAAGGAAGATACATACTGCTCATCATTCGATGCTAGGGCCAAGGATTTTACATATATGTTTGTGGTTAAAGGCTCTCCGCTTGAATATGAGCTTAACAATCGAATAAATGAAATGATGGCAGATCTAAGCGCATATTATCCTAAATATAACGGCAAGGGCACCAGTATAGTGAGTGCTCTGGAGACTGTGGGCGAAAAAGACACAAGCTTCGCGCATAGGAAGCAAATTGCAAGAGTTAATGGTATTACTAATTATGAAGGCAGCGCAAAACAGAATTTGAAACTTGTTGATCTAATTAAAGCTGGTAAGTTAAGAAGGCCAAAATGAGCCATCTCTCCTCACAATGCGCCCCCCGCGTATAGAGGTGGAATAGTACGGACGATAATCGTGAACGGCGATTGTTGTCCGTCTTTTTTTATTGCAAAAAACACAAACAATTCACAAATGCTGAAGAGCTGCAGATGTCAATGAGTGAGTATTTAATTGCATTATACAGAGCAGACAAAGCTAAAAAGGCCCTGGGATAAGGGCCTTTTATAATACAATTATTTTGTTATTTAGATTTTAAAATACAAGAATCTTGTTACTTCTTGGCGATTTCATCTAAAAGCTGTATTATGATCCAGTTTTGTCTCATTATAGCCGACAAATATGAAAGCTTAGTCGAATCTACTGAATTACCTTGCAGCAGTGTACCGATTTCAATCATCTTGTTTCCAGAAAGCTCCAAAGCAATCTCTTTGACCTGATCTGCATATTTTGACGAAACATTATCAAGATGATATTTTTCCATTATTTTTTGAGCCTTTTCTTGTTGCTTTTCTTCGTTATTTCCAAACATTCCCATAGATTTACTCCTTCCTTTTAAGCTCTCCCTGGATTGAATATATCAATTATATTTGATATTTCTGTGAAAAGAGTTATAATTTGATTGAACATTGATTGTCCAATGATTGAACATTAAATGTACAGTGAATGTAC